GAGGTGCTGATCAGCGCCATTGCCCGATGATAGGGATGGGTGGCCCAGGCGGCGAATGCCATATAGGCATCACGGCTGACCAGCCCGCCATTGAACTTGGGAAAATCCTTGATCTCCCCAGCCCAGACGCCATAGAACTGGCGCTGATCCGTGGGGAACTTGCCCCCATGATTGTAGGCATAGATATTCTGGCCGACGATATCGGCGAACAGGATCGGCAGGAAGGATTTGAATTGGCGGCCATGACCATAGATGGTCTCCAGGTCACCCGCCTGACGATAAAAGGTATCCACCTCACCGAACAGGCCAAAGGGGATGCGGTGGCGCCAGTGCGTCCAGTCATGCCATGCGCGGGCCGCCCAGTTCACTTCTTGGTCGGCATAGACGGAGGTGTCGGAATTCCAGCGGTCGACGCGAATGCGGCCGGTCGCGGTAACATCGGCAACAAGCGCCTCATAGGTTTCCGGCCCGTTGTCGATCACGTCATAGCCGATTGGCATAACCCGAGATGCCATCTGGAGAACAGCGACATTGAACTCGGGATTGACCGGGCGATGCGTGTACACATGATTGGCATTCTTCAGGTCACACAGCATTTAGGTCCTCCTATTGGAAATATTGTAACAAAATAAACTCAATGCTGCCGGGCTAGGGTGTGGATGGGCGCCCGGCAGGGTTGAGTTTACTTCTTCATCGGAAACTCCCTGACTAGTTGGTCCAGCAAAGCTTGGGCGATCTTGCCCGCAGTTGTAGCAACAGCTACTGCCAATAGCATAGACAGCACTGTGCCTGCAAGGAGTTTCATTGGTCGACCGCCATTTCACCATGGGCTGGGCAATGTGGCGGTCCCATGCTGACGAGATGCTTGCGCGCGACGCGGGCGATATAGCCACATTCCTCGCACTCGCATTTGATGTGGCGGTTCTTCTGCGCGGCTAGCTTGGTCATCGGCTCCAGCGATCCGGCCGGAAACTCACCAAGCTGCCGGGCGACGTTGATCATCTTCCCCTGTGTCGGCTTATCCAAGGTTGTGGCCGTCCAGGGTCCAACCATGCCCATGTCGGCGGCCAGCTTCTGGAATGGTTTCCTATGACCGGTCTTGCTCGGCAGTGCTGCATGGCAAAGCTCATGAAGCAGGGTGCCAAGCAGCCCTCCGGCGCCGGCCAACTCCAGCGGTCCCGTCTTGAGCTTGGGTGACAGGAAGATATGGCGCGCTGCATCCGTGGCAGCTTCAGCCGCCCAGCACTCGCCAATGGACTTGCGACCTCGATACGGCCAGCCGATGGACACTTTGATGTCATCGGGCAATGGTTTTCCGGCTTCGATAAACCACGGCCGGAACGTGTCGACAGCGGCATTAAGCCACTGCTCTCTTGTCGTCATGATTGGTCACCTCCAGTGTTGCCCCATCCCATCGACAGGCCAATGCCGAACGCATACCACACGTGTACACGCTCGGCAAGGGTCAATCGACAGGTTCAGAGATCGAACGCGATTTCCGATTTCTTCCTGGCCGCCGCGGACTTGTCATCGCGCCACATCTTGTCCGTGAGCGCCCCCGTGAAATAGGGGGTGTCGTAGATATCGACCTTGGTCACAGCCGGCGCATGCGCGACCACCTGGATTTCGTTCGCGGCCTGATGATAGCCGGCGGCGCGAAGAGCGTCGGCGACCGCCTGGAGGATCGATGCGGGTTGGTGGTTTTCATTGAGCAGCGCGGCGACGCGCATATGGGCGGTGACACACATAGGCAGTTCTCCCATTATAGCAAATCCCTGCGAACCATTCACAGGTGACAGCCGGCCAAGCTTGTGCCTAACCGGCTGCTATCTGTCAACAGCTAATAGTCTCTGACACGTACTGTCTTCAGCGTGGCTTGGCCGACAACGCTGCCGCTGCGGTCGAACAGGTAGAACTCGGTCTTACCCTCATCCAAAACCCGCTCGGCCATGCGGTCAAGAATGCGCGCGATCTCGTCACGCCCATTCTTGCCCTGGAAAGCGGCACCCTCGGTGATGATCTCCAGCTTAAACTTGCGCGCTTTCATTGTTCGATGTCCTTCGTCTCGGAGAAATAGCGCACAGTACCCTGGCAGGAACCGCGCATTGACTTCTTGAATGCCTCCCATGCCTTAGTACAGCACCAGTCTGCCCACACTGTTTCCAGGTGAACCGCCTTTTCGACTGCGATGAATTCCAAGGCGCGGAGTAAGCCGGCCATACCGTGTAGGTCAATGAACTTGATCTCCAGAAGCTCAAGCTCTTCTTGAGTGATATCGGGATAGCTATCCCCGCATTTAATTCTTGGCATCTGATCTATTTCCTTTCCAAATTTTGCCAATCACACAAGGGAAACGACAGATTGTTACCTGTCGCCTCCTATCTATGATCAGATTACTTTTTCAGTCGTTCGGCCAAGTATGCGGCGCATTCCTTGCGCTGATGGTGGCCGACAGCCACGAAAATGGTTGCATGGCGAAACATTGTTCCATCATGCGCGTACCACTGGACCTTATCCTTGAAGCGCCACACATAGCCAATGTGACCTTCGCCGGCTTCGCCTTCATCGCATACGCGATAGACGATCTTGCCGCGTGTTTCATATTGGTTGATGCCGAAAAATTGCGTACCGATACGCTCAAAGGTAAGATTGTTGCTCATGGCTCAACCCCACAAGCTTTGAGGAACTTGGAGCGGTCGAACGCCGAATTGGTCCGCGAAAGCGCTCTTGCCATAGTATCGGCATAGAGTGACAGTTGATTGTCATGCGGACCACGGATGATCGATAGCGTATGCGCGTCTTTGAGCGCTTGAGCTATCAGGATGTAGTCTTTCCTTGTCACTTTGCACCTATCCTTTTCTCTGGTTCGGGAAGTGCTAAGCTGACAAGCTTTGCTGTGCTCGCACCGAGCGGCGCAAGCAAGCTTAGCAGCTTTAGCATACTTTCCCGCGTTTGTCAAATAGGCATAAAACTTGGCCTATTTCCTGTCCGATTGGCAGGCTAGGTGCATTTCCTTCACCTTGGCCTACACCCTGCGCTCTTATGCTTTCGCTCGCAGGATTGGTTCCCAGACTACTAACCGTGTGGACAGTGGTGCACGGCGTCTTTGGTTGCCTTCACGTTCTCAAGAGAACCGGCGAGCGGTGCGATCCGCTCATGTCCAGATTAAACCATGGTCCAACTCGGTGTTCAAGCGAAATCGACGCAACAATATTGTTTTGTTTGGCATGATTGGGTAATTTTGTTACTCACCTCATCCCTGGCGATCATGGTAATAATGTGTCTTCTGTACCCTCATTCCTGGCAACAATCGAACAATGACGCAAACCCATAACTTCTTGGTTATGAATGACCATCCATGCGCAACAATGTTATCCAAACGCTATCGATCCCGAAATAATCTTACTCAATCCTTGATGCCAAAGACGGGGGTAGGGGTGGGGGTACCCCGAGGTCATTCACCACATCATCGGATCGCGGCATTTAACTATCACGCGGATCGAATTAGAAAACTATGCTAACAAAGTTAGCTTTTGGCTCGATCTGGGGTGACCCGGGTTGACACCAAGAAAGAAAATTGCTAACAAACTTAGCACTGAGCAACAAAGAGGATGACACCATGGCCCAGGTACCTGCCGTCTTGCACATCGACATGCCAGAGAAAGACGACTTCGGCCCGAAGATGCAAGCTCTATCGGAACGTGAAAGAACGTTCGTAGTGGCTTGGTTTCACACGGGAAGCCGCGAAAAGGCGACAATGTTGGCCGGCTATGCCCACAGTTCCGACAACGTTCTCAGGAATGCGGCATGGCGCGTATGGCATCGGCCGCGGGTGCAGGAGGCGATCCGTGAGTTCGCCGCCGGCTCCGTTCTGATGGGCGGCGTGCCCTCGGCGCTTCACGCGATCCTGGAAATTGCCCAGACGCCGGGCCACAAGGATCAGGCCAAGGCCGCGGCTATGATCCTCGACCGCACCGGGTTCCACCCGATGACCGAGAGCAAGAGTACCGTGGTGCATGAAGTCAGCGGCAGTGAGCGGATGCGCAAGTTTATTGCGGCGGCCAAGGCCCTGGGGAAAGACCCGAAAGAGTTGCTCGGCCAGATGAGCGATGTGACCGACGCGGAGTTCGAGGAGATCAACCTCATCCAGATCGAAGACGGCCGGGCTGGCCTAGAGGACTTGCTATAATGCCGACAATCGACGATGTGATCGCGCTCGGTCTGGAAGCCGACAAGCGCCGCCGGACACGGAAGCTCGACTTCTTCAAGCCCTATCCGAAGCAGCGGGCGTTCTATGCACTCGGCGTGACGAAGCGAGAGCGGGCGCTTATAGCTGGCAACCAGCTTGGAAAGACTGAGGCAGGCGCCGCGGAGATGGCCTACCACCTCACCGGCCTGTACCCGCCCGACTGGCCCGGCCGGAAGTGGAACCGCTCGGTGCGCGCCTGGATCGACGGCGAAAGCTCGACCCTGGTGCGCGACGTTCAGCAGGCAAAGCTAATGGGGCCGCCCGGCGTAGAGGCTTTGCTCGGCACTGGCATGATCCCGAAGGAACTGATATTGGATAAGACACTAGCCCGGGGCGTGTCGGATGCATTGGATACGATCCAAATCCGGCACGCTTCAGGGGGTGTGTCCACGGCCACGTTCAAGTCCTATGAGATGGGCCGAGCCAAGCACCAGGGCGAGCCGGTCGACATCATCTGGCTCGATGAGGAGCCACCCGAGGATATCTACACCGAGTGCTTGACGCGTACGACGGCGACTGGCGGCATGGTCTACTGCACCTTCACCCCACTGAAGGGTATGAGCGCGGTCGTCAACAAGTACATGAACGAGCCGAGCGAGGACCGCGCCTTCGTCAACATGGTGATCGAAGATGCGGAGCATATCCCGGCGTCAGAGCGGGCGAAGATCATCGCCGGCTACCCGGCGCACGAACGCGAGGCTCGCGCCCGCGGCGTGCCGCTACTAGGTTCGGGCCGCATCTATCAGGTGTCCGAGGAGATCATCAAGGAACCGCTGCTCGATGTGGTGCCGATCCACTGGGCCAAACTCTGGGGCATTGACTTCGGCATCGACCATCCGTTCGGCGCCGCGCTGATGGCGTGGGACAAGGACAACGACATCATCCACATCCTGCACGTGCTGCGGATGGCGGGAGAGGGTACGACCGTCCTACCGCTCCAGCACGCCACGGCGATGAAGGCCATATGCGCCGGCTGTCCAGTGGCTTGGCCGCACGACGGTACCCAGCGCGACAAGGGCTCGGGTGAGCAGCTTGCCAAACAGTACCGGTCGCACGGGCTCGCAATGTTGCCCGAGCACGCGACATGGCCGGACGGTGGCTACTCCCGCGAGGCCGCGGTGCTGGAGATCAACGAGCGAATGACATCAGCCCGGTGGAAAGTTGCGTCGCACCTGTCGGAATATTTCGACGAGTTTCGCATGTATCACCGCAAGGATGGCATCATCGTCCGTGCCCACGACGACATCATGTCGGCCAGCGAGAAGCTCGTCATGATGAAACGTTACGCGAAGCCGGTGATCCTCGGCAACAAAGTTGCGAAGCGGCGCGGGGGTGAGATCGCCCAAGGGGTTGACTTTGACCTGTGGTAATTTTATTCTACGGAAGCTACTCTTCCCCATCTTCTGGAGACAACCAATGACTGTCGCTGCAAAGCCCGCTGTTCCGGCTGCCGCCTCGTCCGGCATTTCCTCGTTCTTCTCGAACATCGCCGCCGAGGTCGCCAAGGCCGAAGCCATGTTCGATGCGCTGAAGCCGGCCATCGACATCCTCGCCACCGTCTTCCCGGTCATCGCGCCGGAAGTCGCTGCGGTGGAAGGCGCTGAGAGCGCGGTGAAGACCGTCGAGGCCGATGTCGCCCCGGCGGCCAAGGTCGCGGTCGACGCGGCCGGCGCCGTGATCGAGCCGGTCATGACCAGTGGTCAGACCCTGGTGGGCTCGGTCGAGAATTTCATCAAGAACCTGTAGGCGTGGAGCAGCGCCATGGCAATCTCTGAAAAGAACATGGCGCTGTCACCGGCCGTCTCTGCGCTTGGCCTGGGCGATATGCTGAAGACCCAGACCGAGGATGAAGTCCTTCAGCGGCGCAAGAAGCTTCTGAGCGCATCCAATGCGCTTGATCCGGCCGGCGGTGCTGGCCTCTCACCGGCAGCGATGTCACTCCTGGGGAACCTGGATGCCTAACAACACACCGATGCCGAACTTTGACATTCCGTATGTTCGGCGCCCATCCCAACATGAGCAGGATGTCTTTGCCGAGACGATGCGCGAGTTTTCGCAGCTTACGTCGTGGCGGAATACATTCGCGTCGCACTGGGAGGAGGTGTCGGAGCTTATCGACCCGCCGTCGAGGAACACCTTCTACTACGGCAACTTCAACTGGCCCGGCCAGAAGAAGACGGATCGGCAGGTCGACGCGACTGGCATGATGGCACTTGGCCGATTTGCCGCGATCTGTGACAGCCTGCTGACGCCGCGCAACATGATGTGGCATGGGCTGGCGCCGGACAATGATTACGTCGCCAAGCAGCGTGGCGTCATGGTGTGGTTCGAGCAGGTCACGCGCCTCCTCTTCAAATACCGTTACCAGCCAAGCGCCAACTTTTCGGCCCAGAACCAGGGTATCTACAAGAGCCTCGGCGCCTATGGCACTGGGGCCGTGTTCGTCGATGCGCTTGATGGCAGCATGACGGGTGAGCGCGGGCTCCGTTACAAGCACATTCCACTGGGTGAACTCTTCCTCCGGGAGAACCACCAGGGGCTGGTCGACGGCATGATCCGCTGGTTCAAGCTGACGGCCGAGCAGGCGTGGCAGAAGTGGGGCGCCGAAGGCACCTTCCCGGAGGTGTTGATGACGCCGCTGAAGGCGCGCAGCCAGATGACCTGCAACTTCCTTCACCGTGTGGTCCCACGCACCGACTACGATCCAGGCCGCCTGGACGCGAAGGGTAAGCCGTGGGCCAGCTACTATGTCTCCATTGAGGGGCAGGCCCTGCTGTCAGAGGGTGGCTATCGGACGTTCCCGGTGGCGGCCAGCCGATATGATCAGACGCCCGGGGAAATCTATGGGCGTTCGCCGGCCATGGCCGTGCTACCTTCGCTGAAAACCCTGAACGCTCAGAAGCGCACCTTCCTGAAGCAGGCCCACCGCGCGGCCGATCCGGTCTTGCTGACTGCTGACGATGGCATCGTCGATATGAACATGCGGCCGGGCGCCCTGAACAAGGGCGGCGTCAACATGCAGGGCCAGGAACTGGTCAAGATATTGCCGACCGGCCAAATCCAGATCGCTAAAGAGATGATGGAGGAGGAACGGAACCTCATCAACGATGCGTTCCTCGTTAGCTTGTTCCAAATCCTGACCGAGACGCCGACGATGACGGCCACCGAGGTGGTCGAGCGCACCAACGAGAAGGGCATCTTGCTCGCCCCAACTGTTGGCCGGCAGCAGAACGAATACCTCGGGCCGCTGATTGAGCGTGAGCTTGCAGTGCTGGCCCAGCAGGGATTGCTGCCGCCGATGCCGCCAGTGCTGAAGGAGGCCGGCGGCGAGTACAATGTCGTGTACACGTCACCCTTGTCCCGCGCGATGCGTGCCCAGGAAGCCGCCGGCTTCATGCGGACGGTCGAGACAGTCAAGGAATTGGTCAGCATCACCCAGGATATGAGCCTGTTGGACCCGTTCGATTTTGACACGGCGATACCTGAGATCGCGTCGATCCAGGCGGTGCCGATCACCTGGATGTCGGACGATGAAACCATCGCTGCCAAGCGCAAGGCTCGATCCCAGGCCCAGGCCCGGCAGGAGCAGATACAGGCGGCGCCGGCAGCGGCGGCCATGTTGAAAGCGAAAGCAGCCGCGGCTCAGGCCGGTGGCATTGCTCCGGCCCAGGCGCCGGCCGGCCCGGGTCAGCCTTTGGCCCAGCAGCTTCAGGGAGGGTAATATGGGAGCGATTTCAGGCGTATGGCTACTTGCGTTGGTCATGTTTACGAACCCGGAGGGGCCGCCCGCGGTGACCGTCCAGTTCTATGCCAGTGAGGCTTCCTGCCGGGAAGACCTGACCAAGAGCATGAACGATGCGTTCAACTTGGTGGCCGGGCACGCGGATGTGTCAGGCACCTGCTACTTTGTTCCACGGAGGATTGGATCATGATTAAGCTTACTCGGGTGGATGCCCACCAGACCACTATCTATGTGAACCCCTGTGCCATCGCCGCCATTGAGGTGATCCGCTCGGGCTCACGGCCGAACGCCAAGACGCTGGTCACGCTGTCGGCCGCGCCGCAGGAATACGTTGCCGAAACGGTTGACGAATTGCTCGACGCCATGGCCGCGGCGAATAAGAAGCGGTAATGGCGCTGAAGCTCGACGCCCTGCAACGAACGTTCGATTTCCTGCGGCGGCGCAAGACGGCCTACCAACTCACGTTCGGTTCGCCGGCCGGTAATGAAGTTCTCATTGACATGGCGAAGTATTGCCGGGCCAGCGAGACTACATTCCATGAGAATGATCGAATTACAGCGCGGTTAGAGGGTCGCCGTGATGTATGGCTGCGTATTCAGCAGCACCTAAACCTGAACCCTGAACAGTTGATGACCCTCTATAGTGGCGGGCGTATCAGCATTATTGATGGAGATGACGATGACAACTGAGAACCAAGGCGGCGATCCCGCGTGGTATACCGGCCATCCGAACGTCGACGATGGCATTGTTGCCACCCTCGCCGCGAAGGGTTGGGACAAGATGGACCCGAAGGACGCCGCGGTTAACGCCGTGAAGTCCTACCAGAATGCCGAAAAGATGCTGGGCGGCCCCGCCGATCAGTTGATCCGGCTGCCGAAGGAAGAGAACGCGCCAGAGTGGCAGTCCGTGTACACGCGCTTAGGCAAGCCGGCCGACAAGACCGCCTATGACTTGAAGGACGTGAAGACGGCTGCCGGCACCGATCTGGAGCCCGGTTTCGCCGCCAAGGTGCAGGACTTGGCCTTCGATCTGAACCTGTCGCCGGCCGCGGCCAAGCGCCTCGCCGGCTCGCTGGTGAAGATGCAGGATGAGACGACCAGCAGCGGCGCAGCCGAGGCCCAGGCCAAACTCGACGCCGAGAGTAAGGCCCTGGAGACGAACTGGGGTGCCAATTATCAGGCGAATAAGGTGCTGGCTCAGAACGCTGCCGCGGCGCTGGGCGTGAAGCCCGAGGCTATCGCAGCGCTGGAGAAGGTGGTCGG